TCTGCCCACAAAGGTTTTGATACCCTGCATAGTCGGCGGCTTTGCCACGACTAAGTTCTTCTTGAATTGCGTCTATTTCTTCACTGATTTTGGTCAGTAAAAAATCAACTGCGTCCACTATTGGTTACCCCTTTGTTTAGAAAGACGAAGTAGTTCTTTGCTTATATCTATGTTCATCTTTTCTTCATCTGCTTTGGACTTAGAGACTAAAGATGCCTGAGATTGCCGTTCTTGTGCTGCAATCCTTTCAAGTTCAATTTGTTGCTGTTGAGTTTTAAGTTGAGCGTCAGTCTGATCTTTAGCAACTTTGCGTTCCAAATCTTTACCCTTAAGAGCAAGTTCTTGCATCTGCATCTGGATAATCGGGTCTTGTGCTTGAGCCTGTGCTTGCTGCTGCGCCATAGCTGCACGGTTTTGTTGAACCAGTTGAACTGCAGCTTTAGCAACTAACCGAGACAGTGCTGCCTCCATATCTTTAGACAGCGGCTCGTCCTCATCCTTATTGTCCATAAGCGGTATCTGTGCGCCCACTTGCTGCTCAATCATGTTGCGGTATTGGTATCCGTAGTGCTCCATGATGTGGGCTTGCAAGGCTACTAAAACCTGTTGACCTGCTGGACTTTGACCAATTATTTGCTGGGTCATCGGATCTTGCATAAACGCTTGGTGAGTAGCGATATGTGCCTGATGATCTTGGTAAGCAAAAGCCTTGAGCGGTTTACCTTTAAATGAGTCCATGTTTTCAGAGACAGGATCTCGGGGCTTCTGGTCATCTTGTGTCGGCACTAGCTTTTGAACATTCTTAATACCCAGTACCTCAAGCATCTGCCGATGCAGATAAGGCATGTCGTATAACTGCGGAGCTTGTTGAGCTAGTTGTAGCACCGCCTGATATTGAACTACCTTCTGCGACATGGTTGCCGCATTGGGATCACTCACAGGTATGACATCCACCTGATCATAATCAGAACGCTTAGCCCGTGGACTGCCATCTTCTGGCTCATAGTCGTAAGACTCAGGGGTGTAATCACGGATGATGATTTTTAGAAGCCTGAACTCCTGCTTCATTGCATAGTGAATGCGAGCCTGGACGGCTGACATCACTTTTAACGTTCTTTCTAATATCGCCAGTGTCGTACCCACTGGAGACTGGGCTGACATGTCACTAATTTTCAAATCAGCCGCAGAAGCAAACCTACGACCCTCTTCAACAATGGTGCCTAAAAGAGTATATAAAACCTGCGATGGCTCCTTATAAGGGAGCGTCATGATGTTGTCTTTAATCGTGCCGGAGGCTACGTCTACGTCTCTAAACTCCGCTGGCGAAATGGGAGTATCGTCGCCTTTGACTCGAAGTCCCTTGGTTTTAAATCCCCCGGGTAGGTTAGACAATGTGCCAGCATCGACCAGTTGGCGGATAAGAGAAGTGCCTGATTTAGCAAAAGCGCCAATGAGGTGAATGAGGCCGAAGCAATAAAAACCAAAGCCGGGGATGTAACCGTAGTGAACAAAATGGTTTCGTTTTTGTTTGGTGTCATCATCAGGATTCCAATTCCTACGAATTGCTAAAACTGTTTGTGTTTGCTTTTCAATAGTTACGACGTAAGGCAACGCAATACCCGTTAGCTCCCCATCATCATCCTTATCCTCATAGCCCGGAAGATCAATATCAACGTGCATCTCAAGGATCTTATATCGCTCATCTGTAGATGCCCTAAAGCCCATCTTCTCAGCAATTTTCTTCTCAACCTCATCAAACGTATCTGTAGGATCTGGCAACTCAACGTCACAATAAAACCCAGCAACTTGCAATTTCTTTAGATCGTTTGGAGTCTTACGCATCACATGCGTTACCCGTGACGAAGACTGCAGGTCAGACGCTCCATAAGGCACCACGATATCTTCTGCAGGCACAAACAAAGACACCTGCCGTGCAAGATTTGGGTCGTAGTAGACCTTCTTAAACGCATTACCCGATAGTCCTAAGCCCCACAACATGCGCTCATGCTCAGGCCGATACTCTGTCATCACATCGGTGAGTTGGTAGTTCATGTCATCTTGAACACGAACCGAAGCATCTCGCTTCTCTGGAGTCTCTTTACCAATAATCTGTGTTCTCACTGGCCCCTTGGCAGGGAAGGTCTCCATCATGGTCTCGGCTTGGAACTTCACAAGTGCCTCAGACAACAGCGGGTGATACACGCCACATGCACCGGGCCACGGCTCAGTCCTGTCTTCGACTTTCATTCCTAGCAGTTCTAGGCCATCGACATAAGTCTGTATCCAGTCTTTGCGGCTGCTGATATCGTCTTCAAACTCACCCAGCAGATCACCGCATAACTCGGTCAGTTCCCCTTCGTCCATCTCTTCAGCGAGGTTGGCGTTAAAGTCATCGCCATCCTCATCCGGCTCAATTTCGATCTCCATCCCACCAGTCTTAATGTTGACAGACTCAGGATCTTCAATTTCAATCTCCAACGCAGGCTCCATCATTGCTAGGTCTTCGTCTTGTAAACCCATTGGAGCTTGGTTAAGTGCCTTGTCAATTGCCATAATTTATCCTTAGTAATACGCTGCGTGACGGCCTCTGAAATAAGGCTTCTCGTCTTCTTCATCCAGCGCAGTGCGAATAAACCCACCTTTCCTAAAGCGCATTAACGCCAAAGAAACGGAGTCCACATAGTCATCATGCTCCCCCGACGGGAAGGATGCAACTTCATCAATTACTTCTTCAGCCCAATTTGTATTGGGTGCCCAGACTCTACCCGAGGCAAATAGATCTGATACTGCATTTAACCTACTAATTTTGTCGTTACCTTTGCTTGGAGTGAACTCTTGGACTGGTATACCTGCTTGGCGTAGTTCATATATCAATGGAGACCCGCTGGCTTTCTTCTCAACAATCATTGCGTCGGGTTCATTTTCCTGAAAGTAATCAAAAGCTGACTGTTTAAGTTCAGGAAATTCCATACGCTTACGAAATGCGTTTAAAAGAATAATATTGGCCTGAGATCTGCCGGTATCGTCGTCTTTATAAAACACACCCCAGTGCGTCATAGCCGAATAGTCGCTACGATTAGTTTTTTCAAAGGCCGTATCCCAAGAAACTAGCTCAAAATCACAACTTGGAGGGTCTTCATTCTCCCAAATCTTCCACCACTCCCGCTTTACGATGGCTGCAGACTCAGAAATTGGGTTTTGTTGGTACTGCGCCTGCCATTTGCTGTTGGGAAGCTCTTCTTTTAGGGCATTAAGCTCTTTTTGGGACCAAAACTCAGGCCAAAGTGGGTTGCCAGAGGGCAAAATCGCTGGAAACTCAATAACTTCCCAGCCTTCTCCGCCTCTTTGAGTCTCTGCTTTAATAACCTGCCCAGTTAAGTCCTTCTTACTCCACCGCGTCATCACTATGACAATAGCCCCGCCCGGCTGGAGTCGCTGTCTTGGACCTGATGTGTACCATTCATAGGTCTTATCGTAGATTTCTAGGTTAGTTTCAGCTAAGGCTGCTTCTTGTTCCGAGTGAGGGTCGTCAATAATGAGGAGATCCGCGCCTTTACCCGTAACAGCGCCTCCCACCCCGATAGCAAAATAGTCTCCACCAGCGTTAGTCGCCCATCGACCAGCAGCTTTAGAGTCTGCTTGTAGGCCAACCCCCGGAAATACTGTTTTATAGACGTCTTGATCAACTAAGTTCCTCACTTTCCGGCCAAATCCGACAGCAAGTTCTGCCGTATGGCTGGTTTGAATAACTTTTTTGTTTGGAAACTTGCCCAGAAACCAAGCCGGGAGCAGGTAGGAGGCAAATTCAGACTTGGTGTGCCGTGGCGGCATATTAATAATTAGCCGCTTTAGTTCTCCACGAGCCACTCGTTCAAATGCCCGAGCCATTCTTTTATGGTGGGCACCCTCAATAAAGTTGGGCCAGACTTTTTTTATGAAGTGCATAAAGTTATTTACTGCATCTTCACGGTCTTTTAAATGTTCGTAGGAGTCTAACTTGGTAAAAAGATCCCGTAAGTCTGCGTCCGAAAGCGTATGCAGATTTTTTAGAAGTGACTGAACTTCATTCTGGCTGATTTGCATCATCCTCAGCCTTCACTTCTTTAGCTTCTACTTCAATTAAACCAAGCTCTTCTTCTGCTTTGGGCCGAACGTCTTGGGCGTTAGCTGTATTGAGTAGGAGCATGCGTCTAAGTTTGTCTTCAATTGCCTTGCGCAGATCGTCAGAAGTTTTGTGAGTCACTGTTATTTCTGATTTTTCTGTAAATGCACCTATATCCGACATCTTTCCTAATAGCTCTAAGGCTCTTAGCTCATGCTTGGTATCTCCACAATCAGAGATATCCAAGAGTTTATTCATAATATAAGTGCGAGCCTGGGCCGCATCAGCCACGATGGCCTTGTCGTACTCAGTCAGTAGAGCCTGCAGACGCACCGCTACCGCACCGTTATATAAGTCGGGTGGGTTAGATTGAGACTTTTTAGTTGAGTCGACTGTCCTAAATAACTGCTGCGCTTTTTTCTCGTCTTCCTCTGACATCTCAAAAGGCAAACCAAGCTCCGACATCAATGTAGCGGTGGAGGCGGCAACTCTAGCGTTCTCCGCAAAGGAAGAAGCAACCTGATCCTCAAAAGATTCAGGTAGTGAGTGCTCGCTATCTGGTGTTATAGATAGGGTCATGGAGGAAACGGGACTCCAAAAAAGGATAGGGGGTGCGTTTCATGGGGGCGAAGATATCATGCTTTCCAAAAAATACAAGGGGGGTGGGGGGTAATTTTAATTTTGTTGTGTTGAACGTGCAGATTAGTGTGTATGTGTCGGACTAGTAACATTTGCGAAATTTAGGGGGGTGGCGCTGGGTGGGGTCGGCCTGGCGGTCTTGCTGCTGGGCCAGGCCAGGCGAAAAAAAGCCCTGGCGGGTTAGGCCAGGGCTGCTGC